GCTGGTAGCACTACCACTGGCAATTCATTAGAAGGTGTTTACAATTCAACTGGCTCTACTACAACTCTTCCTTTCAGGATTGTTGATGTTGTTCCAGAGACTGTTAATGCGTCTGGTTCGTATACGGAGGTGATTGTCAAATTTAATTTTGGCGTTCATACCTATACATCTGCCACAAACGTTGTAACAGCAGCTTAAGGAGCGACTAAATGGCTATCTCACGCGCACAACTACTGAAAGAATTGCTTCCCGGACTGAACGCTTTGTTTGGTCTGGAGTACGCACAATATGGTCAGCAACATAAAGAGATTTATGATACTGAATCATCTGAGCGTTCTTTTGAAGAAGAAACTAAACTGTCTGGATTCTCTGCTGCACCTGTTAAAAACGAAGGCTCTGCCATCGCTTATGACAATGCACAAGAAGCCTTTACAGCTCGCTACAACCACGAAACTATTGCACTGGGCTTCTCCCTAACCGAAGAAGCAATCGAAGATAACTTGTATGACTCGTTGTCAGCTCGATACACCAAGGCTCTAGCTCGTGCTATGGCATACACCAAGCAAGTCAAGTCTGCTGCTGTATTGAACAACGGATTCACTAACTCTGCCGCTTATTACGGTGGTGATGGCGTTCCTCTGTTCTCAGCAAGTCATCCTTTGGTAAGCGGTGGCACCAACAGCAACATTCCTGCAACCCCTGCTGATTTGAACGAAACTTCCTTGGAAGCCGCTGTTATTCAAATTGCTGCATGGACTGATGAACGTGGTCTGTTGATTGCTGCTAAACCTAAAAAGCTTGTTGTTCCACCAGCACTACAGTTCGTATCTACTCGCCTCCTAGAGACCGAGTTGCAAACTAACACTGCTGACAACAACATTAACGCTATCAAGAATAATGGTTCAATATCAGAGGGTTACACTGTTAATAACTTCCTGACTGACACCAATGCTTGGTTCCTGACCACTGATGTACCTAACGGCATGAAGCACTTTGTGCGTACTCCGTTAAGCAACTCAATGGACGGTGATTTCGATACTGGTAACGTAAGATACAAGTCTCGTGAGCGTTACAGTTTTGGGTGGTCGGACCCCCTCGGGATGTTCGGGTCAGCAGGAGCGTAACAACCCACAGTAGCAAGGGTTACAAGAGGAGCTTCGGCTCCTTTTGTTTTGGTAGTTGCGCTATAGTATAGATTAGTGTATTAACCTTCTAGGTAGTTGCAAGTTGTTCTAAATATGTGTATAAAGGGTTTCACTAGGAACATTTTTACTTATGCAGACCGCCCTAGCGGACGTTTATAGAGACTGCATAGGAACGTGCTATAACACAGGAGATTCATCATGTCATCAACCACCTTCTCAGGTCCAGTCACATCCACAAACGGTTTCATAGGTGCCCTAACAGGTACTACAGCAATTGGAGTAGTAACACACACCCCAGTAGCAATTAATGCAACAGCCACAGCTACAGCAGCTCAAGTAGCGACAGGTTATATTACCTCTACATCAGCAGCAGCAACATCAATCACTCTGCCTACAGGTACCTTACTAGGTGCTGCACTAGGTGCTGTGCAAGGGACAATCCACGAACTTTACATTGACAATACAGCAGGTGCCAGCACTGTAACTATTTTGGTTGCTGTGAACGGTATTAAGTCGGACGCAGCTGCTACTACCGCAGCCAGCTTCGGTCAGATGACTGTTGCCAGTGGTGTTACTGGGCAAGGACGATTCACCCTTATGTTCTCAAGCGCAACTGCATATACATTCACTCGCACCGCTTAGGGGGTCATCATGGGAATGCAATATGATGTAAAAGCAACCGCTATTGCTGCTGCACAAACCAATACGGCAGTGTTTGCTGGTCCAGCTCGTATTAAAGGTATGGTTGTTTCCGTACCTGCTGCGGGAGGGACTATGACTTTGCAAGACGGTTCTGGAGGCACAGTTAAATTTAGCTTTGTAGCCCCTGCTATTGCTGGTGCAGTGAATGTAATAATACCGGGGGAAGGCATTAATTGCACTTCAGGTATATATGCAACAACACCAGCAAATATGACTGTTACTGTTTTCTACGGATAAATCATGGAACCCAAGGAAAAGGCTTTTAATTTGGCAGGTAGGAAGGTTATGATTGGCATTCCTTCCTATGATTTTAAGGTCACCACTAAATGGGCAATATCCTTTGCTCATTTTTGCGTTCTAGCACAAGAACATGGCATTCAGATTCAAGTAGGTAATATATCTGGATGTTCAGTTGTAAGCAGAGCTAGAAACCTTATTGCTTATGATTTCTTGGAGTCGGATTGTACCGACCTAATGTTTATTGACTCAGACATTAACTTTGATGCCAATGACATATTCAGGCTAATGGCTTGGAATAGTGACCCTATAAAGGGCATAGTAGCTGGTATCCCTGTAGCCCGTAAGAAGGGTAAGGTATATATATCTACTCTAGACATAGATGCAGACCAGCAGGTTCAAATGAACCCTATGGGCTTAGTTAGAGCTAAACGTGTAGCTACAGCCTTTATGATTATCCGCAGGGAAGTCTTTGAAACCCTTAGAGATAACCATCCTGAATGGCAATACATAGATGACCGTCTACAGGACAAACCATCCTATTCATTCTTTGATTTTAAGTCTACACCAGAAGGTTATGTGGGTGAAGACTATGTATTCTGCGACAGAGCCAGAGAACATGGCTATGAGGTATGGATTGACCCAACCATTAAGTTAGGTCATGTAGGTGTCACTGAGTTTGAAGGTTCATTCGGTGAAGACTATCTTTACCCAATGCTATGTCCACTAGAAACTAAAAAGGCTGCTGCGTAATGGAAATGATGGTATGGAACACTCTATTAACGGCAATCCTAGCTGTAATAGGCTTCATGGTTATGGAAAAGTTTAAGGAAGTTAATAGACTAGGTATGCTAATTAATCGTACTAGAGAAGAAGTAGCTAGAGACCACATCACCCGTGTCGAAGTTCATAGGGACTTAGAAAAGATTATGGACCGTTTTGATGCAGGGTTTAAAAAGCTTGAAGACAAGATTGATGCTATGAACATTAGGAGAGAATTACATGCGCAGTAAAACATTTAGAAAGGGTGGCATCATGGGATTATTCAAAGGTAAAGAAACATACAAAGAAGAACTGGCTGAAGGTAAGGCTATCAAGTCTGGTAAAGTATCTCCAGAACAATATGCTAAGGCTGAAGGTAAGGAAAAGAAGTTTGCTATGGGTGGATATATGGGTGGAGCTACATTCCCTAACCAGCAATTCCCTATGCAACAACAAGCACCACAGAATACTATGTTGAATGCTCCTCAAGCACCCGGAACCCCCGGTATGCCTTATGCAGCCAATAACCAGACTGCCTTTAAGAAGTGTGGAGCAGTTAAGAAGATGGCTATGGGTGGTCCTATGGACCCTCGTATAGCTATGATGGCTAAGAAGAAGGCTCCTCGTGGTGTGGCTCCTGCTCGCGGCATGATGCCTCCTGCTGCTGCACCTCGTGGAATGATGTCTCCTGCTGCTCCTCAAGTAGCTCCTACTATGCCTATGAAAAAGGGTGGTAAGGTTAAGGGACAAAGCCCTATCCAAACAAAGGCTAAAGGTGGTGCCAAGATAGTCAAGATGGCTAAAGGCGGTATGACTCGTGGTGATGGATGTGCTATCAGAGGAAAGACAAGAGCATGAGGTCCTCTCGTGGAATGGGAGCTATAAGCTCCTCTAAGATGCCTAATAAGAAGACTATCACTCGCACTGACAATCCTGATGAAGTGTCTATGTACAAGAAGGGCGGTAGTGTTAAATGCTATGCTGGCAATCAAAGTAGCTTTGTAGGTGTTGGTGAAGATGTAGATGGTGGTAGCGCAGGTAGAGGTAACAATGGATTACCCGCTAAACCTAAAGCTCCTCCCCCTAAAGCAAAATCTAAGAAGATTGTTCCAAAGGAGCCATTTAATACAATTCCAGATGCATGGGAAGATGATGGTATGAAAAAAGGCGGTAGGGTTAAAAGGAAATAATGGCTATAACTACTAGCGGGACCACATCATTTAATCTTCCTTTCAATGAGATAGCGGAAGAGGCATATGAACGTTGTGGTATTGAGATGCGGTCTGGTTACCAGCTCCGTACAGCTAGGCGCAGCCTGAATTTACTCACTATTGAATGGGCTAACAGGGGCATAAACCTGTGGACTATTGAAGAGGGTGAGATTCAACTGGTTACTGGACAGATTAAATATCCTCTACCAGCTGACACTATTGACCTATTAGACCATGTTATTAGACAGAATCAAGGTGGACCTAATCAGATTGATATAAGCATTAATCGTATATCTGCTTCTACATACCTGCAAATACCTAATAAGTTGGCACAGGGTAGACCAATACAGATATGGATAGACCGTCAGACGGGTTTAAACAACCCTACAACAGCCGTTCTCGATGGAGGTATAACATCTACAGCAACAACTATAGATGTCTCGTCTACGGTACCTCTAGCGGCTTCAGGATTCATCCAGATAGGCAGTGAGACTATCAGTTATACCAGCATTGTAGGAAATCAATTACAACTGTGTAATAGAGGTCAGAATAACACCACTGCTGCCGCTCATCTAACAGGAGTTGCTATAACTAATCAATACCTACCAAGTGTTAACTTATGGTTAGCCCCTGATGCAGGTGGAAGTCCATATACCTTAGTGTATTGGCGTATGAGAAGAGTAATGGATGCAGGTGGAGGAACAAGTGTTGCAGATATTCCTTTCCGTTTCCTACCCTGTTTAGTGGCGGGACTATCTTACCATTTGGCTGTAAAGAACCCTGAATCTCAGGATAGGGTTCAGATGCTTAAACAGGCTTATGAAGAACAATGGTTAGTAGCTTCACAGGAAGATAGAGAAAAGGCATCGTTAAGGTTAGTTCCAAGACAGCTATTCTGGTGATATATGGCTAATACATATGCATCAGGCAAGTATGCCATAAGCGAATGCGATAGGTGCGGACAGAGATTTAAGCTAAAAGAGCTTAAGAAAGAGATAGTTAAGACTAGAATATTTAATATTAAAGTCTGTCCTGAATGCTGGGACCCTGACCAACCCCAGTTGTCTTTGGGTATGTATCCAGTTAATGACCCTCAAGCAATTAGAGAGCCTAGACCAGATACCAGCTATGTAACATCAGGCACTAACGGTCTACAGATTACTGGCACTAACAGCACTGATAGTAATGCTCTTGGTTACCAAGAAGATGGAAGTAGGATATTCCAGTGGGGATGGAACCCTATAGGTGGTTCAAGAGCAGAAGATGTAGGTTTAACACCTAATTATTTAGTGTTGAATCTTGTGTTAGGAAATGTAACAATATCAACAACATAAGGAGTAGAAAATGTCGTTCACTAAAGATGCAGATGGTATCGCAAAAAAGGGTAAAACCCAAGGTAAGCTTATTGGTAATGGTCCCTCAGTCATGGGCAGGAATGGTGGCTTAAAATGTGCTGGGGTTTCTTCTCTGAAGATGAAACAAGTAGGTCGTAACATGGCTCGTGTAATGAATCAGAAATCTTCAGGAAGAGGTAGATAATGGCTAATAAACCAGCAGAAGCCTATGCAGTTCCTCATACAATGAGTGGTAAGAACTTGAAAAGCAAAGACTTTGTTAAAAGCCCTGTAAAAGACCCTAATCTATTGTCTGCTGAACAGGTTTCTACGCGCACAGGCGCGAAGCGCGTAAGCCTAGGAAACCCTGATGCTGAAGATGTCAAGACAACTGGAGTTAAACAACGCGGTCATGGAGCAGCTACTAAAGGCTTTACTTCACGCGGACCTATGGGTTAAAGCATGACATACAATGAGTTAGTTACAGCGGTACAGTCCTACACGGAAAACACATTCCCGACTGTAGATATGGACCGCATGATAGAGCAAGCTGAACAGAAAATTTATAATGCTGTCCAGCTGCCTTCGTTACGCAAGAATGTAACGGGTACCTGCACAACTAACAATAAATATCTTTCATGCCCCAATGATTATCTATCATCTTTTTCGTTGGCTGTTATAGATGCAACTGGGTCATATTCTTACTTATTAAACAAAGATGTAAACTTCATTCGTGAGGCATATCCGTCTCCAACAGATACAGGACTACCTCTGTATTATGGTCTATTTGGACCTCAGTATAGTTACCCAGATGAACTTTCTTTCATCTTAGGTCCAACACCTGATGCAGGGTATAATATGGAGTTGCATTATTTCTTCTATCCTGAGTCTATAACTGTTGCGGCAGATGGTCAGACTTGGCTAGGAGATAACTTTGATGTTGCTTTGTTGAATGGTACATTAATGGAAGCAATAACTTACATGAAGGGTGAGCCTGATATGCTTGCTCTGTATCAAGCTCGTTACCAAGAGGCTATGATGTTGCTTAAACAGCTGGGTGATGCTAAAGAGAAGGGTGATTCTTATCGTGATGGTTTACCTAAGTATCCAGTAGTATGATAGCCCAGACCATAACTACATCGTTTAAACAGGATATTCTGCAAGCATTGCAGGACATTACCACAGATGTATTGAAGATGGCTCTGTATACAGGTGCTGCTTCTTTAGACGCAGATACGACCATTTACACAACTTTAAACGAAGTTACAGGAACTGGGTATACAGCTGGAGGTAATATATGTAGTAACGTTACCTTGAATACATCAGGTACAGTGGTTTATGTTAGCTTTGATAATGTAGTATGGACTGGAGTTTCTTTTACCTGTAGAGGAGCACTTATCTACAATACAAGCCAAGGTAACAAGTCTGTTGCAGCATTAAACTTTGGTTCAGATAAACTAGCAGGACCAAACTTTACAGTAACACTACCAGCAAACTCTGCTGACAGTGCTTTAATTAGAATTTAAATTAGGAGTTGTAATGATAAGAGATAATGTAAATATGGCTGATACATGTGATGCATCTGTAATTAGAGGCGCGGGACAGACAGAATCAATAGGACTATCTGGATACTACGAAGTGAAATGTCATGGATATGACGGTCTACTTAAGTGGGAAGATGTTATCTATAATGTAGTTACCACTGTAGGTAAGAATGGTGTCTTAGATACATACCTAGGTAATGTGTCTGCTGGAGCCGTTGTAATGGGTCTTAAAGGCACTGGAACTGCTGTTGCAGCTGATACACAGGCAAGTCATGGAACATGGCTAGAAGTGGGGTTAGCAAACGCTCCTGTTTATACAGGTAACAGGCAAACACCGTCATTTAGTGCAGCAGCAGTTGGAGTTAAGACCACCAGTGCTGCGGTGACCTTTGCCATGACAAGCTCTGGAACGGTATCTGGATGTTTCATCAACGTAGGTGGTTCTGCTACCAAGGATAATACAACAGGTACATTGTTTAGTGCTGGTGACTTTACTGCTGGCGATAAGATTGTAACATCTGGTGATACTTTAAGTGTAACTTATTCTGCAACTGCTGCTTAATAGGAGCCTAAGATGGCTCTAGCATTACAAGACAGAGTTCAAGAGACAACTACTACAACTGGTACGGGTACTGTTACCCTATTGGGTGCAGTAACTGGGTATCAGACTTTTGCTGCTGTAGGGGACGGTAACACCACTTACTATTGTATAGCTGGTTCGGGAACTACTGAATGGGAAGTAGGTATTGGTACCTACACCCTATCAGGTACGACACTTTCTCGTACCACTGTGCTTGCATCTAGTAATGGCGGTTCTTTAGTAACATTTAGTGTTGGAACTAAGTCTGTCTTTGTTACCTATCCTGCTGAAAAGTCAGTAAATCTTGATGCCTCTGGTAATGCAAGTGCATTGGGTACACCTGCTTCTTTTGTAGGCACTAACATAACAGGTACTGCCGCTTCTCTAACTGCTGGTGCTGTAACCGATGGTGTATACACAACTGGTTCATATTCAAACCCAGCATGGATAACAGCACTAGCAAATAACAAGATAACTGGGCTAGGCTCTGCTGCATTATTAACTGCTGGCTCTGCTAATGGTGTTGCTACCTTAGATGGTGGTGGAACAGTACCAACAGCTCAATTACCTGCTGCTGTACTAGGTGCTTTAAAGTATCAAGGCACATGGAACGCTACCACTAACATACCGACACTGACTTCTAGCGTTGGAACACAAGGATATTATTATGTAGTCGCAACAGCAGGAACTACCACCCTTGACGGCATATCATCTTGGGAAATAGGTGACTGGGCTATATTTGGTACTGCTACATGGCAGAAGATTGATAACACAGATGCTGTAACTAGCGTTAATGGCTTTACCGGAACAGTAAGTATTGCATATGCTGATTTAGCTGGTGCAATCCCGACTTGGAATCAAAATACAACTGGTAACGCAGCTACTGTAACGACTAACGCTAATCTAACAGGTGGTGTAACTTCAGTCGGTAATGCTGCAACTGTTATAACAAACGCTAACTTAACAGGAGGCGTAACAAGTGTTGGAAATGCAGCAACAGTCATAACCAATGCCAACCTAACAGGCGAAGCCACATCCGTAGGTAATGCAGCCACTCTGACCAACTCTGCTGTTATCGGTAAGGTAATTACAGGCTATACATCAGGCGCGGGAACGGTAGCAGCTACAGATACGCTTTTACAGGCTATTCAGAAACTTAACGGCAACACCGCTGCTATAGTAAGTGAACCTGCATATTTCTTAGCAACAATGATGGGATAAACCATGACAACCTATACAAATACCTCTTATGTAGCAAAGAATGTGGGGACAAGCGCATCCACCCTTGTGACAGTAGCAGGAGCTACAACAGCAGCCATAACTAGCTTGGTGGTAGCAAATACAACAACTTCACCCATAACAACAGATGTGTACTTCACTCGTTCAGCTGTAGACTATTACTTAGTCAAGGCTGCTACAATACCAGTAGGTGGGTCGCTAGAGGTCATGCAAGGGAATAGAGTGGTACTAATAGCAGCTGATGCTTTGAAGGTTTTAGCAAGCGCAGCTACCTCGGCAGACGTTGTCGTGTCGGTCTTGAACGCGGTCTAACATGGCATACTTAGGCAACAACCCAAGTCAACAAGCATTTGCCCCAGCCGTTGATTATTTCAATGGCGATGCAAGTACAGTAGCGTTCACGCTATCAAGACCAGTAGCTACAACAGCACAGGTTCAGGTAACTATTGAGAACGTACCCCAGAACCCATCAAGCTCCTTTACAGTAAGCGGTAGCACCATAACATTTACAAGCGCACCGCCAAGTGGGACTAGTAACATATATGTTCAGTACACAAGCCCTATAACTCAGGTAATAGCTCCGGGACAGGGTACAGTTAATACAACGCAGCTTGGTTCAATAACAACCATACCAAATGGGGCAGCGACATTAACGCTACCAACTACCACAGACACCCTAGTGGGCAAAGCCACGACTGATACGCTGACGAATAAAAGTATTGCAGCTACTCAGTTAACAGGAACTATTGCAGCAGCAGCGTTACCAGCGGGGAGTGTGTTGCAGAGAGTTAATTTTCAAACAGGCGCAGTAGCTACTGGAACAACAATCATACCAAATGACGATACTATCCCACAAATTACTGAGGGAACGCAATTTATGTCATTAGCGATTACTCCAATAAGCGCAACAAGTACACTTGAGATAGTGGTTACATTATTTGGGACGGAATCCAGCAATGTTGCAGATTTAATGACCGTTACGTTATTTAAAGATGGCGCAGCCAATGCGATTGCTTGCGGCAGTGGTCCCAGCATAGGCACAACATTGGGACCAAACGGTGTTGTATTCACACACAGCCAGTCTGCTGCTTCTACATCTACTCAAACCT